GTGCAATAACATCATTTTTTGCTTGCATAATACTTGTTACAATATCCCACATGCCCTGAAACGCTACTGCTTCACTGCCTATGTGTTGTTTAATACGTTCTTGTTTTACACCACTTACTTTACTGCCTGTAAGCCAATCAACAAACTCCTTGGCTAAATTGTCTAAACTACGTGTTTTAGTTTTAAAGTTAATGTATGCATAAAATATATCTGACAAGTCTTTTAGTTTTAATGATGTTAGTGTATTTGGATCTAGTATTTTGTCTATATTACTGCCGTGTTTTTGTAGCATACTTTCTGCTTTTGTAAATATGCTTCTGTCTATTTTAGGAGGTTGTTGTGCAGTTACAGGAGGCATTACTAACAATGCACCTTCGTTAAGCATCTTTGCATCTGCTACTTCTCTACTACCGTCTAGGCCCAGCATATAATGTACAACAACACCTGCTGTACTACGTGCAATACGCTTGCCTATATCACTTTCAGTCTTAACACGGTACATTACTTTTTGTGGTTGGAAAACAAAGTCACCTTCGTCTACTTGTGGTGTTTTGTAATATAGCAAATCGCCCCACATATAACCACGGAAATTATCTGGTACTGCACTTTCAAAAACTTTAAAAACATTACCCATATTTTGGATAAATGCTTTGCGGCCTTCATCAGGATTACCATCTCCACGGTTACCCAACATGCTCATTAGTCCTTGTGCGCTTTTGGTCATACCATCATATTTTTTAGCACTAAAGCCTGCTTTGTCTGTCAACACAAATTCGCCACGTGCATCTCTTCCAAATATAACTGCTGGAGATCCGTCCCACTTTACAGTAATACTTTTGGGATTGCTTTCCATTTGCTCTAGTGTATCTAATGCTTTACGTGCGCCTTTACTGCCGCCAAAGATAACCATATCCTCTAAATGCTGGATACGTGCTTCAGCTCTTTCATGTAAAGGCTTTTTGTTTTCTGTAATTAGTTCACGAAATCTCATCAGGTATGCCTATGTCTTTTACTGCTTTGTTATTTGCAAAATCATCTGCAACTGCTTTTACTAAATCTTTAGGATATTTTTTGCTAATAGCACTCCATAATGTTTCAAAACTATACAAATCCTCACCACTGTCAAGACCTAATTGTTTTGCAATTTCATTTTTATCTTTAAAAGGACCTACTATAATTTCATTTGCATTTTTTTGTGTATATCCTTCGCCGTTCTTTTTAGGCACTGGTGTACGCTTAACACGAATTAAACCATCAGTAGGGCTCCACATCCAGCGTTCCTGTTCCAGCGGACGTCCATCATCTGTTTTTGCGTCACTTGATACTACATTTAATCTGCCCGCAATACTGGCAATCATGATGTTACGGAAAACACCTTTATACTTGCTGTCTTTTTCGTGTGGTGCATGGTAGTAGGTTTTCATCCAACCTGGATCGCCTGGCATAAAGTCAATTTGTACTTTACCTGTACGTTCTATTCCATCTTTTGTTTTATTGCCATCATATCCAACAATGTCCACTGATGTCATAAACACACTGCTTTTTTTCATGTCTTTTATACTAGGTGCTGATTGTAGTTTTTTACCAAAGTCATCTAGTTGTTCAGGCTTTAAATTAATTGCAATGTCAATATCGCCACTAAATTCTTTCTTGCCAACACTACCCAATGTAAAATTACGAAGGTCCAGGCCAAGTTCTTTTTCTAGTTTTGCAAGAGTAGGTTCGATTTCACTGATGTGGATACTGCCCACACCAGGCATACTTCCGCCTTCACGTAAGTTACGTCCTTTAATTCTAGGCTTGCGTGGTCCTCGATGTTTTTTATTATCAGGGTTTACGCCCAGTATGTCTTTTACTTTCATTAGCCTTCCTAATTCCTCTTGTAAACTTATTAGGGTCTTGTGTTCTAATACTATTAATCAAACGCTTGATAAGATCATTACTCTGTTCACTGTCATAGGTCTCATTGATAAGACGAATTAAATTACTAGCACTTGCAATCACATTGCTTGCAGTATTTTCAACTAAGTACTTGCGATCATGCTGATCACCTATACTATTAATCTCTTCTAGGATAGATCTTGTGCGTTTTTTCATAATCTTGCCCTTTTGTTAATGGTATTTAGCTTAATATGATAATTAGTAATGAAGGAGATAATAATGTCAGAAAGCGCAAAAAATATCCGTCTAACTATTGATAGACTCCGTGAAATAGAAGAAAACGATAGCATGGATAACTCACAGTTGAGCAAACTGATGATCTTGGCAAGAGCGGGTCTTGTACCAGAGGAAGATGTTCGACTAGTAAGAGCGGCAATGGTGACTATGGGCGCAGGAAGAATTCCAACTCCGGCACAGAGAGATGTGTTACTGAATATGCTGGGTACCCTCACTGAACTAATAACCAGTGACATGAGCATGTTTCAGAGAATTAAAACAAATATGGGAAAAGGAGACGACCAAGAAGAACCCTCAAACGAAAAATAATTATTCAGCCCGCTTTAAAATGCTACGGAGTTTATCTGTATTATGCACGGCGGATTCTACGATATTGTTTGTTTGACTTATACCAACAGCAGTTTTGGTTTCGCTCTGTCGTTTTAACTTGTCATAAATTGCGCTAGTACCATTACTATTATCCTCTAACTCATCTTCATCTAAATCTGTAATACGAAGACTTTCTATGTTAAAGTTTAAGTCTAGCTTCTGTCCAACACCGCTACTACTACGTGTTTTCATAAATTGTATTTGTGCCCTGCCACGCTCACGCATAGCCCTGCTTGTAAAAATACCAATAACATTATCTGCTGTATTAATTTTACTAATACCACCACTAATATGGCTGTGATCAAATTCTACTTCATCAACACTTGCACGATTTAACTGCGATGCTGTTACAAACAATATATTTTGTTCTATTGCAAAGTTACGTAATTCTTCACTAACATACTTGTCTTTAATAAACAAATCACTTGCACTGATCTTTTTGCCTGCCGGACTCATCAAGTCTAAATAATCCACACACATTGCATCAACTGTAACACCATGTTGTATCTGATATTCTTTTAAATATGCCTTCAAGTCATTTACATTACATCCATTTGGCAGTTGTACAACTTGTAATTTACCTGCTTTTTTACTTTGCATACGCAATTTTAAATCAACATCATCCATATTCTTAAACAAGTCACGTGTGCTATATCCAGTAAGCATACTGTCCATACGCATGCTACACAGCTCTTCACTTAGCTCTAAACTAACATACACAACATTAAAGCCTGCCAGTACCCAATTTAGTGCAATGTTTTGCATAAACAAACTTTTACCACTACCACTACCACCTGCAAAGATGTTTAGCTCGCCTGTGTTAAAGCCGCCATATAAAAACTTATCAAATGTTTTCCAACCTGTACTAGTTCCGCCTTTTTGTTCTTTAATAATTTGTAGTCTTGCCGCAGGATCTAACCAATAGTCTGTACCTAGTTCTTTTGCAAGTCCAATTTGTACTGCATCTTTAACAAGTTTTTCTACACTACCATACTCGCCTTTTTCTAGTTTGTCTGTACTTGCTAAGATTGCTTTTTCTAATCCTTTGTGTCTACAAAACTTTTCAAACTCATCCAGGAACCAGTCCTGATGTGCCGCTGTTGTATCACGCAAATCCTGTAGCTCTATGCTACCTTTTACTTTCATTTGCTCTAGTGTAGGCATCTCGCCATAGCCCTCTACATGCTCTTGCATAAACCGCACTGCACCACGCAAACTTCTATCAAAATATTCTGCATTTAAAATTGCATTACAGCGAACAAATAACTCTCTGTCCGCTTGCAAAAATTCCAAATACAGTTTTTGTAATTCTAAATTATAATCTTCTGCCAACTTCTATTTCGCCTTTTAACTTAGCTTCAACATACTCACTCGCTGTATATTTTGTTTGTTTTAATTGTTGATGTGTTCCATTCATTGTCATATAATGTTCCACTATTATACACGTTTTCATCCAAATAAGCGAGCCAAAATCGCTACGTGTTGGAATCCATGCAAATTGTTCGTGTGTTCTGTATTGTATATCAGTATAAGCACTTATGGGTTTCACATCATAATCCGCATCATACCATATTGGTTCGTAGTTTTTGTTTGATCCTGGTACATAATTGAATCTACCTCTTTGCTTCATTTGCAGTAACTCTTTGCCATTACTTCTGCCTTTGTACTGTTGTCTACACTAAAATCTAAAATACTCTTTACTGTAAAAAGTTTTCCATACTTTTGTACAGCATCATTTGCATCCTTAACATCAGGATCCCAGGGCGGAAAACTAACTTTCCATCCACGTTGTATTGCTTGTTTTACTAATCCTCGGCCTGCTTGATCAGCATCTGGCAACAATATAACTTGATTACCT